GGTTTTCCGCTCAAATATGGTGGCCTCAGCGGGAGAAGTTAATGGTTAAAATCATTAAAATTAAAATCTTTGAAAACACTTGATAATAAAGGGCTTTCAAGCAATTATTCAAATGTTTCAAAAAATAAATAAAAATTTGATTTGACAAAAACTAGACCAGAACTAGACCAAAAAAAATGTCTCCTTTCAAACAAAAAGCACATTATTGATGATGTGTTTTTTATTCGTCCTTTTTTATTACATCTTCTATATTACAATTAAGTGCTACACATATTCTTGATATAACATCTAAGTCAACTCTTGTAATTGTTGACTTGGCATATCTTTGTAAAGCATTATATGCTATTCCTGTAATTTTACAAAGATAAGTTTTTGACATACCAATTTCTTTCATTCTGCTATTTATATCAACATAATATACTGGATATTGTGTAATCTCAATCACTTTCTTCTTTTCCATATTTCTCACCAATTAAATTATAATAGCAATTTCATATTTAGCGCACTTACGGATTGACAGACTTACCATATATGATATATTATATTTAGCCGAGATGATTACTATGCGTCAAAACAAATATAATACTTATTTAAAAGTATACTGTTTAATCGAATTATGCTTATCAATAATATTAATTATATTAGGAATACTTTTATTTCCAAAAATTGTTTTTGTATTTATTATTGGGCTATTTCTTTTTATTGATTTATTAGTCAATTGCATTAATATGATAAGTAAAAAATAAAAAATTATACTTTTTACATATAATTTTTATTTTTTCTTTTTTTCTATTGTGACTGTATAACCGTATTTTTTAGCAATTTCCATAAATGTTTTTAAGCTCATTGCAAACATGCCACTTTCCCAACATTCTACTGTCCTTTTACTTTTATTTAAAGATTTAGCAAAATCTTTTTGTGTTAATTCAGTCCACTCTCTCATTATTTTTATCACATCTTTAATGTGATAATCATTTGCTACAACTTTCATAATTTATTCCTCCTAAACCTTATAAACAAATAATACAAAATAAAATTTGCAAATTACGATAGAACCGAATATAATATGTGATACAATTATTTTTAGCAGAAAAAATTTTTTTAAACATTTCAGGGGGAAAAATATGAATGATAAGTTTAGAATAATAATGATAGCTTTTAAAAATGCTATAAAAAAAATCAAAAATGACAAAGAGTTCCATACACCATTATCAATTCAATATTTGTTTACAAAAAAAAGACCTAAAAAATAGATTTGGTCTTTTATTTTTTATCTTCCTTATATAGTTTTTCGCCTTTTTGCATGTTTATATAATAATTGCCCGTTTCATTAGCAACAAACCCTTTCAAATTTGAAACAAAATCGTCCAAATTTCGACTTTTATCTAATTCTTCGGTCAATTTGTTTATTTCTTCTTTTTGTTGCTCTATGGTGTGTTTTTGCTCGTTTAATTGGATAGTTAATTTTTCAATTTGTTTTTCCAAAATTTCAATTTCTTCGTTTTGTATTTTTTCTTTTGGATAAATTTTGACATCATCTTTTAAATATGCAACCCAACCAAAACCTACATTATACCAAGTATAGCCATTTGCTTCTTTTGTTTCAGTATAATCATAAATACCAAAGTCAATATAACCTAGTATTGTTTGATTAGTTCCTGCACCCTTTCTTATTCTTAATAAGGAACCTACTATCTCTAATTGATTTTTAGTTGTGTTTCTTTTAACTTGTTTAGATGTTCCTACTACTTTAGTTAATTTTGTATCACTAGAGTTTTTTTGGTCATCAAATTGATAAGTATAATCCAAAGGATTTACAACATATTTATTTCTATCACTTATATTATATTTCCAACTTTTTGGAACTTTCCATAATTCATAATGTAAATGAACTGCATAGCCATAAGTTCCACCCATTATTGCAATTTGTTGTCCTCTTGAAACTTTATCCCCTTTTTTAACTTTGATGGAGTCATCTTTCAGATGCAAATATCTACTACATAAATCATAATTGTTATCGTATGAGTGCCTAATAACAATGTAATTTCCTGCATTATTAGCTCCTGTTGATTTGCCTAAATCTATAACTGTTCCATCATTAATTGAATAAACAGGTGTATTATTTTGCCCACCATAACTATTATTCCACCCTAAATCTACCCCCTTATGTGGATTAGATATGGAATAATAAGGTTCAGTTGTATCCTTATATTTACAAGTTATTCCATTGTATTCTAAAGGCATTTTATTATATTTCATAATTATACCTCTTTATCAAATATTATCTGATTTTTCTTTGGAACTTCTATAACTTCTTTCATTTTACTAAATGAAGTAAATATTTTGTCTTCAAATGTTTTGTAAATTGCATCTGCTCCAATCCAACTTATTAAACCAACCCATAAACAATTAACTAATGATAACTCGCTAAAACATAATGCAAAAAGAGTGCCAAATATAATTGACACCCCTAGACTTATATACCATAGATAGTTTTTTGTTTTTAAGTGTTCTTTTATTTTCTGAATTATTGCTGTTGTTATAATAGAACTTGATAATGCTGCAATTAATACTAATTTTATTAATTCAAAATCTAACATATTAACCTCCTAACTTTGTAAACTTGCTTCTGACATAATTACACTTCATCTACCCAAGTAAGAACGCCATTTATATTTTTAAGAACTTGTGTTTTTGTTGCATCATAACCTGTATATGTAGTCGGAGCAGTTTTTGCATATTCTTGTGTAGCATATTCACCACGGGAAAATGTGCGTTTTGTATATATCATAGATGTTCCTTGCTTATAAAAAGAATAATCACTAGAAATTAGATTATTATTTGCTTCTGCCATTGATATAAGCTTTATATGAATTAGACTTCCAAAACTTGATGTGCTAGGTTTTACATTGCTTTTGTACCATATCATATGTAAACCTTGTGATAGTGAAATATATCCTGATGTAGTTCCAACAAGTATTAATTCGGCATATGAATTAACAGTTATAAGTGTAAATGGTTTTATATTATCATCTATAATATATCTAGTTCCAGATTTTTCTAAGTCTTCCACATTAATTGTAGGAAGTCCACTTGAACCACCGATAGCACTTATAACATTATTTTCATCAATAATTATGTTTTCTCCTGCTGTTAAAACATCTTGTTTACCACTTATGTCTTGATGTTCTGTTAAAAAATTACTATCGTTTTCTAGTTCACTTGTTTTTGTTGGTATTGTAGGTTTATTAGTTAAGTCATTATAATCACTTACTCCTGATGGTCCTGCTGGTCCTTGTGGTCCTTGCTCTCCTTTTAAACTTTCAAGCCACTCTTCTTCTGTTAGATTTCCACCATTTTGTACATATATTTCATATGCACTTAAACCTCTAGGTCCTGTTTCTTTAACATTACCTGCTATTGTTTCCATTGCTTTTATCATTATTTATCAGCTCCTTCTGGAAGTAACCTAAATATTTTTGGTTCATCCTTTTTAGTTTCTTCATTATATTCAACACCCACAATGGTTTGTGGTCTAGTATCAGGATTTAATTCAATTTCATACCAATATGCTACTGATTTATCAATTAAATCTCCTATTCTTGTATCATCTTTTGTTAAATCAACTAATACCATAGTTGTTGCTTCTGCTATAACTATATCTTTTTGTAATTCAACACAATCACAATCTTTTGCCTTGAATACTTTAAATCTAATTATATCTCCTGCTTGAAATTCGTGTTCTTCACCATTTTCATTTAAAGCAGTTACTCCTATGCTTGCTATATCTCCTCTTGTTATTTGTATTTCTTTTGTTTTTTCATTAATTTTAAACATAATATCACCTCTTTATTTCATTAATTTTTCCCAACTATCATGTATATAACTATTGCCATCTAAATCATTTGTGTAATGGTCGTAAACCTCATATGCTCTTTTTGCCCTTACTTCATCAATAGGTTTGCCATTTTGTTTATCTTCTAGAAATTCTGATAAAAAATCTTTACAATGGTTTTTATCTAAATGATCCATCTTCTTATTAATCGGTTGTAATTTCTTATCAAATATTTTATTAACTGATGTAATAATCACAGTAACAGAAGTAATTAAACCAGCAATTTCTAAAATAAGTTTCTCCATTTTATTCTCCTTTCTAAATGTTTATTGAACAATCATCATCTAATGGAATTGCAAAATATGAACTAAACCATTTACCAGTTTGTCCATTTGCAGTAGTATGAGGTTTCATATAAATAGATATGTGTCCTTCTTCTTGTCCAACAAAGAATCCACCATAAGAACCAGTTGCGCCAACTGCACCATTCCATACTCTACTACCTGTTATGGATTCAACATTTGTTATCGGTATTCTAGCAACTTCAATTTCATCACTTGTATTAATAGTAGAAGTTGAACCTACACCTATAAATATATATAAAATATTGTCTTTAACTCTCCATTGATTTCTTGTGTAAGAACTTTGTGTTGTTCCTATGTATGATGAATTTGTCCAACTAAAATCTCTCCACCCTGTATCATTAAATAATTTATCAAAGTCAATCCCATTTACAAGAACCTTGTTCCATAATTGGACATTGTATTCGCTCTTACTTTCATCATACATATCTCCAATTGCCATTTTGTTTCCAAATACTGCAAATGCTGGAATACCTGCTTGAATAACATAACTATATTCAACTTTTGATAACTCATCACTTACTTCAACCCCAATATTGTAAGAACTTCCAATATCAAATCCATTGTCTGTATCTCCTTTAATCAAACCACTAAATGAATATTTATTATTTTCAATAGTAGGTGTGATTATTGTTTCACCTGTTATATATTCACTATCATTTGTCTTTTTGTATTTGTAAGATACTTTTAATTCATTTTGTTTGTTTCCAAAATCACATTCAAAAAAATCTCCCTCAAAAGATATACTAACTTGTTCTGTTACATTGTTTATTCTTTCATTATCTTGATTTCCTTTTGTTAATTTATAATATTCAATAAAATTTTGAATAGGTTTTGTAAGTGGTGTTGAATTTCCTCTTGAATCTACTGCATAAATCGTTATTGAATTACTTGCATGATTTTCTAATATTATTTCATTAGAGCCAGTATTTTCAATCAAGTTATTATTAATATTCCAATACTTAATTGTTGATTGTTTTTGTGCAGTTGCAATTAAATTTGATATTTTAATATCACTATATCCCTTAACATAATTAGCGCCACCAGTTAATGCAATTACTTGTATATCAATATCTTCAAAGTCAAAATCACTAAATATTGGATTTGCATTTGTTATAACACCCGTTGATGTTAAATTCATTTCTCCAAGTAATGTATCGCCTGAATATGTTTCTAAAACCCACTCAATGTCAAATGTATTATTTGGAGATAAGCTATATATATTGTCTATTTGATCTTGTGTTAATGTTATTTCTTGTCCGTCAACAACATTGTTTAAAGTTAATATTGGAGTTCCACTTACTTTCATTTTCAAATTACTTGTATATGCTTCATCATATTCAGTGATTGACAATATTAATGGTTGTTCTATATCTAATGTATTATTATTAGAAAAAGCATTTAATTGACTAACCAATTTAGTAATTGACATTGTTGTTGAAGAAGACCTTTTATCATCAGAAACATCGCTATACCAAATTGTATATTTTACTTTAATGCTATTTACATTAGCAGGTATATTTACTTCAAATGTTCCTGTCGTTGTATGAACAGAAGTATCTCGCCAATCTTCAGAAGATTTTTTTAAAGTTAATGTCTTAGATTGAGTTGTTATTCCTGTTCCACTTATTTCAACTTTTCCATATAAAGAAATAGTTGTTCCTACATAACCTGTTGAAGAAACTAGATTTGTTTTTACACTTAAATTAAATTTTGTTTTTTCACTAGTTCTTGAACTTTCAGTAATTGATAATACTGATTTGGTTGTAGGTGGGAATGTTTCATTTAATGTTATTGTAGCCATTATATACCAACTCCTATCGTTTGATTACCAACTTTTTTAAGCATTAGACCTCCTGTTGTTCCTGTTGTTGCTTTAATATCTGTTGTTTCTATTCCAGTATCAGTTGCTTTTAATACCTTGGCATTTGTTATTTTATTTACAACATTTAATCCTTCTGCACCTAGCGTTGCTTTGGTATCATTTTCTGTTGCTTCTACTGTAACACCTTTTGATATATTAACTGTGTCTGTGTGAACTTCATTTGCAGATTGACTCCATACTGCACTTTCAGAACCTTTATTTAGCATTAATTCCCATATTTCATAAGAATCAGCTATATCACACATTATTTCTATTTCAAATGAATTTGTTGTTATTTCTTCAGTTGTTGTTATCTCTCCCTCTTCATCTAAAACAATTTCACGACCATTATATTTAACACTAGCATTACCTAAAGGATTTAATCTTCTATACTTGAATCCTACAGAATATGTTCCATTTGCTAAGGAAAGACTTTGTTTTAATGAATCAGCTTTTAATAGCATTGAAGTTCCTGATGCACTTTTTTCAAGTATTTTCTTTTCAACATTGCCATTCCAATAATCATATACATCATTGTTTTTAAAATATAATCCTGTATTTCTTAACAGGTTATTGCCACCAATTTTTTTAAAAGTATTAGTAAGACCAGTCTCAGCATTTTGAATTAATTCATTAACTTGAGTTATCGTATAAACTTCATTATTAATTTTGTCTTGAATAATTACATTTTGTTCGGTATTAAGTAAAATTTCTCCTTCTATTTTTTTAACCTGAATTTCTGTTCGCTTTTTAAAATCTTTAATAGTTTCTTGACTATTTTTAATTAGTTCTTCTTGTTTACTTAAAGAAGGCGCTTCAAAAATACTCATAAATGAACCATCATAAGTGAAATTATTTTTTAAAATATAAGAATTAAAATAAGTTCCATCTTCATTTTCAATAGAAATTTTATTTCCAATTGTTAAATATGGTTTACCTGTATATGTTGTCAATTTATAATCTACATAGTTAAAACCTTTTATTTTATTCCATAAAGCATCTATATATTGGTCTCTTAATTCTTGAGTATTTAGAAAATATGTGTCATTTATTATAAATTGATTTTCGCCATTTAAAGTGATACTTTCATCATCTTGCCTAGTTACATTTTCTCCGTCAACATTAGTAAGTTTTACAACTAAACAATTTATTGGACCAACAACATTGTTTTTTTCTAATATTGAGTAATCATCTTTAGTAAATATTTCTGACACTTCATTATCTAGCCATTTTAAAGATAATGTATTTGTTTCTCGATTTATATAAGCAAAGTTCAATGTAACATTTAATATAGCTTTTAAAACTTGATTACATGTTTCTCCACCTTGAAATAAATTACCATTTACAGGAATATCATCATTAGTAAAACTTGTAGTTTCTAAGGTTAAACCAGTTTGTTGACAAACATCTAGCAAAACATCTCTTATTGTTTTCTCAACCCAATCGGTTATGCCACATATATATTTTTTATCTAATAATTTTAAGTAATCATAACCTGTTATTTGGTCTGTTTTAGTCGTTGTTTCGTTCTTTTCTTCTGATATGATATATTTACCAACATTAATGTATTCCTCACTTGAATCGTCATATTTGACACCAATCAGAGCATTTATTTCTTGATTTAATAAATTATAATTTTGTAAAGTGTTAAGTTTTATTGTTCTAGAGCAAATAGAACTTAATATTTCATTATTAACAGCACAACTTTCATCTATCGTTAATGATTGCAAATAGTCAGAGCAGGAAATAATTTGATTATCTCCATACTCTATTTTTCCTATCCTATTTGCATTGGCATAATTTTTACATTCTTGTTTAAATTTTTCTGTCATATATTATACCTACAATTCAATTAATGCTTGTGTTGGTCCTTCAAATAAGAAGCCTACTCCCCATGGCATATATGGTCTTGCATTTCTATCTCCACGATAAACTGTTGCTGTTTGATTTTTACCAGTAAATGGATTATAAAATTCAACTTCCATTACTGGGGATTTTATTATTTCACTATAAAAATCTATAAATTCGTCATTATTTAAATGTCTGCAAACCAAATCTAATCTATACTTTGTTGCAATTACATTTAAAATCATTTTACCTTTGGCATTTGTTGTTTCACGACCACTATTTTTTGAAACATCATACCAACCAACACTTGTTCCAACTTTTAAATAATTAGATATATCTTTCCCATTAATTTTTACATAAAATGTACAAGCGCTTGCATTTAATGAATATAAACTATTGTTAAATATAAAACTTGTTGGAGATACTGTTATATTTTCTTCCATATCATCACACCTATACAGGCACAGTAAATGGTAATTCTCCAGTTCTAATTACATGTTGTTGTATTCCATTTACTGCTTTCTCTACAATAATTCCCTCGTCTGCTCTTACATTAATATCGACACTTGTGCCACCAGTATTTGACATAGCCATTGCTACTGCTTCATATACACCAGCTTTTACACTTTCAACAATTTGATTGTTATTCATAACCGCAGTATGTGAGCCAATTGTTCCAACAAGTTCAGGACCTTTTTCTCTTGCTATAAACATTTGTCCCATTGAAGGAAGACCACCAGAAGCATACTGAGCAATATTATGCCATTTTCCGTTTGCATAAACACCTCCATCAGCTTTTTTGCTCCCGCCAAAGAAATCAATAACTTTTGAAGGAAGATTTGTAAAGAAAGATTTAATGGTTGCATTTGCACTTGATGTATCTGCTTTTACCTTAATAGTAGGATTTATTTGATTAATACCTTTTTGCAATTCATCACTTATTGAATAACCCTTATCTTGCATTTTATCAACAACTTCTTGCTGTATATCTTCTGGTAATTGTTTAAACACTTCTAAAAAACTTCCCTTATCCGCTTTTGCCAATTCTCCCCATGCTGTCGCTTGTTCATCAGTTAATTCTTCTATTGCTTTTGTTTCTTCTAATAATGAGTTGACTAAATTGTTATACTTTTCTTTTTGATTTTCATATAACATTTTAGTAGTATCTGTGGCATAGGTTTTATACGCTTCGGCAATTATATCTAAATTATCTTTTTCGTGTTTTATTCGCTGATCTAAACTTTCTTTTATTATTTCGCCGTCTTTTATATAAGAATCTGTAAATTCATTGATGCTTTCTTCAATTTTTTCATAATCTCCTGTTATTACAGATGTTGCAACATTTGAATATTTTATTTTTTCTATTTGATTTTCCTTATATTTATTTGTAGCATTTGTTTCTTCTTCAACTGCATTTTCTAATTCTGTTTTTAATTCTCCTGCATTCTTTTTAAGTTTTCTAAGTTCTATGCCTAATATAATCGCTTGTATATTAACTTCTTCTCCAGCATACATTAATAATTCATCATAAGTTTTTTGTTTTTCGGTTATTTCTGCCATCGCTTCATCATATGCTTTTTGAGCATCTGCTGTTTTTTTGATTTGTTCTTCTTTCTTTGCCCATAATTCATTTTCGTTTTTTAGTGCGTTAACATATGCTTCACGATTTGCTTCTAAAATATATTCGGCTTCCTTAGTTTTAATAAGTTTTTCAATATTTTTTATATAATTTTTATAATCTCCAACTATTCCATCTACTAAAGTAGATTCAATACCATATGCACCAGATAATTCGTTTAAAATAAATTCAACTCTAGTTTCATATCCCTTTTTTACTTTTCCATTTGCATCTACTAAAGTTTCTAATTCGTCAACAAGTTCTTTATGTACGCCAGTCATAATAAGATTATTATTTAAGTTTTCTTGAATAATTTGCTTTTCTTGTGATAATGTTTCTAAATATTCATTCATTTGTTGATTTTGTTCTTTCAAGGCACTAGTTGTTTTTGTTACTTCAGTTGGCATTTTCATGTAAACATCATATAAACTTATTAAACCACCAGTTACCGCGCCAATGGCAGTACCAATTGGTCCAAATACCGAACCTGCCTGTGCTAAGCCACTAATCGTTCCAAGACTACCAGAAACAGCACCTAGAATATTAACTAAATTAACGCCATTATCTGTCATGTCCTTCATTGCATTATCTAATATTAGAAAACTACCACCTGCTACTGCTAAACCTTTTAATGCGTTTATTACACCGTTCAAAGCTGTTTTCCATACAACGATATTATCCTTTGCATCTCTAACAACGACATTTTGTTCTCGCCACGCCAATATTCCATCTTTGAGCCCACTCGTTAAATTGCCATTAACTTTAACGCCAAGCTTCATCCAATCTAACAATGACTTTGCAGGAGATAATAAAGATTTTAATACTTTCCCTAAACCACTATTCCCAAAAACTGATATTAATTTCTTGCTTGTTTTCCACAATGATGTTGCACCAGCAACCAATCCTAATCCAGCTAATATTTTGCCTTCTGTTGACAATCCTTTAAATGAGTTCAAAACATTTTTTAGAGTAGTGTTAATTCCTTCATATTTAAAACTTACCTTACCAGTCAAAGGATTAATTTCTTTAGTAAAACCTAGCCATTCCATAATATTATCCCTAATTTGAATAGCTTTCATACGAACTCTTTCCATTCCATTATCATAACCAGTAATAGCATCTAATAATCTTTGGTCTATTCCACCACTAACTGAAGAACCACCAGAGCCACTATTCTTATTGTCATTTATATTATTAATTTGATCGAAACCTAAAACTTGTCTTTTTAATTCTTTTGCCGACCCAGTTGCATCATCAATACTATCTTCAACATCAACAAAAGCATTTGACATATCTGCAATCCCACTATTATAATCAGATATTTCAATTCCAAACATCGTTGCTATAGCATTTGAAACTTCTTCTATTACCATTAATATAGCATTAGCATATGGTAACATTGAACCAAATGCACCCACAAATAAATTGGAAAGCGATTTTGATGCTTCTACCACTTGGTTTTTCAATATTTTTAATTGATTAGCAGGAGCTTCAATTGTATTTGCCCAATCTCCATGTGCTTCTTGTGATTGTCTTAAAACAGATATATATCTTAATAATTGTTTTTCTGCTTGACTTAAATCACGAATAGTTCTATCTATTCCTAAACGTTCAAGTTCTGGTTGTAATGTATTTTCAGTAATATCCATACCAAAAGAACGCAAAGGTTTTGTTTGACCTGCAAATATACCAGCTCTTAATGCTTCGGCGACAGTATTTTCGTCTTTATTATATAATGAAGAAATATCATTGACTAATTTTGTTGTATTTTCAGACATAATATAAGCATAATTACTAGCTATACCCATATTTTCTGCCATAGATTGATATAAACCTTGTCTTGTTAAAGTTTCAGCTTGATTTGTTCCAAATGCTTCATTCATAATATTTTGAAAGCGTATTGCTTTGTTAGTAGTATCATCAAGAACTACATTAAATAAGTTTAATGCTTCTGAATAATCAGTTGAATTTTTTATCCAATTTAGACCTGTTCTCGCTATTTTACTTGCTACTGCAAATGTCGCTCCTAAATTAAATGCGTTTTTAAAATTTTTACTTGTTTTGGTAATTTTTTCCATTTCACTTTCAAGATTTTTTAATTCAACAGTAAAACCTGTTAATTGTCCATTTTTATCCATGTGCGCTAACATTTTTGTTACAACATTGTCTGTTTCTTTCACTTTAGGAATGAATTTATTAATAGATTCTAATGCTTTATTCATTGAAGCAGTTATTTTTATACTTAATTCATTATTTTCCATTTTTGTTTTCTTCGCCTCCAAGCAGTTGTTCCACTTGTCTCGCTCTTGCCTTTAGTTTTTCTTCTAAAGGATTTATTTTTATCTGCTTTTGTTGCTTTGGATTTGAATTTTCATTTTTAAAATTGAAATCGAATGGTTTATCACGATACGATATTTTTTGTTTACTAAAGGCATTTGATAAAGCGACCGATATTGCCTCATAAAAATATGCACCCTGAATCCAAGCATTTGTATTTTCTATTTCTGCTTTATTTTGCAGTTTCCTTATATAAGAAAAACGATATGCCCAGAACAAGTCGGGGTCTCCCCTCCAAAACTCATTAACAGACATACCGTATTCGATTGCATAAGGTAATAAGTCTTTGAAGTAATCAGTTAGATTTTCATACTTATTTTCTTCTATATTATTGTCTATGCCTTGACTATCTTCGCTTTTTTCTTTAAAGCTGTATCGGTTGGGGCATTGACAAAATTTGAATATTCTTCTGCCAAGAACTCTAATACTTCGTTTACATCTCCACCTTCTTGTTTGTAAGTTTCCATTAACTTAATAGCAAGATTGGGATTAACATCAGCATGATTAGCAGTAAATCCACCATACCATAATACATCTTGATATGTTATTGGTTTTTGTATAAAACTTTGAATATTAAATCCTAAATTTTCTATTTTTTTTACTGATTCTCTTGTTAAACATAAAGTATATTCTTTTTCATTAATTTCAATGATACATGTGTTCATATATTATCCCCTTTGTTTTCATTATCCTATTAAAGCAGTAACTTCAGTTGCATTTTTCCAAGCCACATCAGTTGCAACAACATGTAAAGTTGCTTCAAGTGCTTGTCCTCTTCCAATTTCATTAGTCCAAGTTTGTGCAGTTCCTGTTATTGTATAACCAGAACCATCTTGAAATTTTACTAAGAAATCGTGAACAGCACCATCACAAATAGTATTTACTTTAGTTCTATTTGTTTCAGTATAGTTATAACCGAAATCTTGTTCTGGAACATCTGGTCTATCTGCTATATATTGTTTTACTGCACTTTTTAAAGTAGTTACTTCAATTGTTCCACCAGCAGACCCTTCAGCAGGAGCAGAAATAATTTCTATTAATTCTTCATATTTCTCACCATTTTTGTAATAAAGTAATGTTCCAACATCACTTTGCGCTACCATATTTTCCATTAATATTATCGCCTTTCATTGTATTATTCTCAATTTTTTGGTACAATGAATATGTAGAAGTCATTCACAAATATATTCTACATTTGAACTAACAAGTACCAGTTGTTAGTTCTTTTTTTTATCTAGGATAAAGTACCAATTTATCCTTAAACTTTGTATCAACATTACAATCAACCCTTATAATACATCTAAATATTGAATCATCAATATTAGGCGCATTAGGAGTTGTTTTAACTTTTAATTTGTATGTTTCTTCAAAATATTTTTCAACCAATTCCCTTAATTCATTTTTTATAGTCATGCCACTTACTTTTTCATTATTTATGGTGTCATTTTGAGCAAATATATTTATTGTCATTAAATTATAATCATATAATTTATCGCCATATTTTAGTGTTGTATATGAATATTCATAATCGCCTTCTACACAAGTCACCAAAGGAAATTTTGAAATTTCATTAGGTTGTATTTTTGTTATAGTCGGTAAATATTTTGAATTGTTCAATAAATATGTTTTTAAATCTTTATAAATCGTTTCGTATAATTCATTCATTTAACATATAAATCCTCAGTTGTTTTTGTTATCTCTATTGCAATATTTTCTTTTAATAATGGTCTAATTGTATTAAAAGCATCATAAAACATGTGCCTACTTGGCAAACCCTTTGTCCAACCAAATGTTCCATCTTCTTTTGGATAATACCATCCTTTTTCTCCATGGTTATTAACATCATATTTCCACGAAGAAAATTCTTTTGATGGATTCGGATGAGGATTATTACTTCCTGTTATTCCTGTTCCCATTTCATTAAAAATGATTACATTATCGTTAGTATAAACTTTACCAGTATTTGTTTTTTCATCATAAGACCATTTAATTTCATTTGTATGATTAATTATTCCATTGTTATTGCAATTAGCAACAATAGTTTCATATAAGAAAAGTGTTGTTTTTAAAATACTATTATTTACACTTTGTTCTAGTGCTTTTTTATATTTTTCAAAATACTCTGCTACTTTTCCAAAACTATTCTTTGACAACGATGCTGTTATTGTTTTCTGCATTTTCTACCAATTCAATTTCTTTCTTTGTTTTTTTCTTTGGTTTAACTTCCAACTTCCAACCAGCTTTAACATACATATTAACATCTTTATCTGCTACATTTTTCATAACTAAATTGCCTTTAATTAATTTGTTCATTATTACACCTACTTTCCTGTAAGTCTTTCAAAATATATAGCTATTGCCATATTTTGATTTCTAGGTGGCATTAATTTATAATTTGCATTATCTCCATTTGAGACTTCACCATCAGGACTAGCATTATCCAAATATGCAACATCATTTTCCTTAAATATATTTATATATTTTATTGGTATTATTGCTTTTTGTATCATACTAGATTTTTCGCCAAATTCTTTCAAGTCAACTTCAGAACTGATTGGTTGAACATTGAAGTTGTATTTTATTGGTTTATTATAAACAATAATTTCATTAGCATAATCATCTATATCTGTTTTTATTTTTGAAGCTATGTAAATTGTCTTTTTCCAATTTTTTAAACTCATTTTGGCACACCTGCTTTTGGTGTCAATTCATGTATTAAATTGCTAGATAATAGTCCAGTAAAATAAGTAATTGACAAACCATTTTCACTATATGATTGTACATTTGTTGCATCCATTTTTTCATATAATTCTATGGCACATCTTACTTGCCAATCCTCTTGTATTCTTTGTGGTAACTCTGTGATTTCAAAATCATATGGATAAAGTGTACCCAAAGCAATATATTTAGCTCTTTTTAACATTATTTTAAAAATATCATCTTTACTAGTATTATCTGTGTCTCCAAGAATTTGAAGTCTTATTTCAGATAACTGAGTGTTTAATATTGTATCTTCCATAAGGTACACTCTCCAATTTTACTATTTCAATGTAACGATTTTTACTGCGTTTTGTTCTTCTTCTAAGAAAGTAACATAGTGAATATCTGCATTGAATTTAGTAATTTTATTATCAATATCTCTATCTCTTTCAGGCATAATTCCTCTTTTTACTTCAATTGCAAGTGGAGTTCCTTTTAATAGATAGTTGTTATATTTTCCATCAACTTCAGTTACATCGTTTGAAACGATTATATCGCAACCTAGAATTTGTCCTAATGAACCAGTTATCATCATTTCAGCTTTAATTTCGCTTGCTGGAATAAATTCTTCATCGTTCATTAAATCTTTTCTTTGACTAGCATTAATTAAAATTGCTTTAGGTCCTTCATAATCTTCTCCAAATAATGCAAGTGCATCTTGAACTAAACCTGAACCTAATTTTGCAGTTCCATCTCCAACTGTCATTTCAGTTCCGATTGCATCTAAAACAGTTTTACAATCAGCATTGATTTTTCTTGCTATTGCTAATCTAACTTGTGCAACTGCTTCTCCTTCAGGATCTCCTTGTCCACTTAATACAGCTTCATCAGTTAATTTTACACCACGACCAGCCTTTTTAACTGTTACTTCTTTAGTGTCTTGTCCTAATTGACCATAAGAAATAGCTTCTCCTTCAGCAAATTCTTCAGCATCTCCTATATATTTCCAAAACCATCTAGTAACTGTATTTCCTGCTCTACCTTCTAATGTATATCTAAATTTAGCAAAAGGTAAAAATTTAATATCATTAGCTAATTTTGTTTCAATTTCAGGACCAACTACTTCTGGTACAAATAAATTTTCTAATTTTGTATTCATTAATTGTTTCGTTTCCTCTCGTATTTCTTCTCGAGAGTGTAAAAGTCATTCACAATTTTTATTTACACTCTATAATTGTTTGTACTCTTGTTGTACTAATTCGTTATATTTCTCTTTATCCGTTAATAATAAGTTTTTCTTTTCTCCATAACTCATTTTTTTAAAATCTTCTAAAGTGATTGCTTTTGCATCGTTACCATTTGTAGATACAACAGGTTTTTGAGTACCAGTCAATAAACTTGTTGTTGTTTGTTTTTTAGTATCTTCAATTTTTGTATTTAAAATTTCAATAATACTATTAGTCAATTCTACTGTTTTTGTTTCATCATCACTAACAACTTTATCTAGCAATGTTTCAATTTGTTTTTCATCAATATTTGCCTTAGTAAATAGTCCTTCTGCTTTGATTTTATTTTTTTCTAAAGCTAGTTCTCTTTTTTGTTTTTCTAAATCTTCTAATTCTTTAGTTTTTAATTCTTCAGCAGTCATGTTTTGTTTTTCTAAAGCATCATATTTTTTTTGAAGTTCTGTTTTTTCTGTTTCAAGACTATCAACTCTTTCAGATAATTTGTTATATTTATCTTTTGGAATTACTAACAATGCTAATTCTTTAGCAATTTTGTTTACTTTTTCCTCAACAGTTTCTAGTGTTTCATCATTTAAAACTTCAGTTATTTTTTCTTTCATTTTATTCCTTATCACTCTAACCCTTTTATAGTCTTGGTGGACAATTTTGAGTGCCACACATTTATGCCCTGTGTGATAGGCATATCTCTTTTTTTGGTGTGAGGTGTAAGAATTGAACTTACATATCTAGTTTCACAGACTAGCATTTTACCATTAAATAAACCTCACCATTTAATGTGGTCACACCACAGAGACTCGAACTCTGATTGACCGAGAGAAAGTCGGTTTTCCTAGCCATTAGAAGATGGTGCGGTGGTTTCCAAGGATAGACTCGAACTACCAAATATCAGATCCAAAGTCTGATGGCTTTACCATTTCGCCTACTTGGAAATATTGGAGTACCCTAAAGGATTCGAACCTTTAATCACAGAGTTGCAGTCTGTTGCCTTTCCAATTTGGCTAAAGATACATGGTACAGGAAGAAGGACTTGAACCCACGACCAACGAGATATAAGCTCGTCACTCTAACCAACTGAGTTATTCCTGTATGGTCTGGTATAAAGGATTTGAACCTCTAATCGCTTGTTCCCAAAACAAGAGCCTTACCAAATTAGGCTAATACCAGATGGAGAGCCATGTCAGAATTGAACTGACATTACCAGTTTGGAAGACTGGAATTTTACCTTTAAATTAATGACTCATGACAGGCAACCAAAGAATTGAACTCTGACTAATGGTGTTGGAGACCATTGTGCTACCATTACACTACTTACCTATGAAGAAGTTAGAAATATCTAACTTGGTATTTTTTCTTTTGATAAATTACTATCATTTAATTCCTTTAGCTTTGAATTGCTTTCTTTCCATAATTCATCGCCAAAATAATCTTTTGACTTATAATATGTTTCATTAGGGTCGCTAAACAAACCACATACTGTCATTGCAATATCAGGAGCAATTTGTGCTTGTTTTAAATTCAATAATGATTGTGCTTTAACAAGTAAATTGTCTGATTTATTTCTTGTAAATTTAATATCTACATCTTTTAATGTTAATTTATTTATTTCACTAGCAGGTGCTTTTTTACATATATTTAAAATTAGTTTTAATTCTTCTTTAGCAGTTTTTTTGAAAGATAGTTCATCTTGTTTTGCTCGTTCATCTGCCATTGTCCAACCTTCGCCCAACAATCTTGCTTGTCCTGTATCTCCACCACTTGCTTTATCATTTTTAGCAGGAATACCTAAAATAGTTAGCATATTATTATATATTCTGTCATAAATAACTTTGGTTTCATTATGAGATAAACTATTAACTAGCAATTTTACATCTGCTGGCATATTTGGGCTTTCAGATTTAACCTTAACTGCTCCTAAATCCATTAATTCTTTAAATGTTTGTGCGTCAACATCATTATTAACGAATACAACTAAAGATTGAACATATTGTTCTAATCCATCTAAATCATTTGAAGAAACATTGTTTAAAGCATCAAACATTGATATAGCTATTTCAATTATTCCCATTCTTGATTTATTAAGTGTATATTCAAAAAATGGCACACTTCCATAAATATGTATTGCATCTGGATTGTTTTTTGTTGATGCTAATTTAACATTAAATTTTCCTACATCTCCATTAAAGTTATAAACTTTATTTTTTGTATAAATAGTTCCTTTTTTTGTTCCATCATCTTTTATTAAGTAAGTACAGCCAAATAACTTTTTATTACCTAAACCATTTTCATAAA